TGTCCAGCACCATCATATAATTTTAAAATCCAACCTGTCGCACCAGCAGATGTATCAATCCATAAACTGCCTTGTGCTAAACTTGCTGGAGCAGAACTACCAATATGAGTTGAGTTTATTGCACCAAGTATATTATTCAATTCTGTACGAAATGCGGAAAATCCTTGGTTTGCTATACTTACATCTGAAACTTGACTCATAACTCCTCTATATCATTATTTGTTCTATGATTTCAACCCATAACCTTGACTTACATAATCAAATGTCCTGTTGATACCACTTCCACTTGAATTTGTAAATGCAATAGAAAAACCTGTCGCACTTTTTGAACTGATTGTATAAGTATCGCCTGTTGCCATATTTTGAGCAGAAATACCAACTGCAGGACTTGCATAAAAACCATTAGTATAAGTGATAGCTTTTGTTCCTGTGGTACTTGCAATATCTTCTCCTGATTCAGATCGTTTTTCCATATCTACACTAATATTTATTCCACTTACAAATCCTCTAACTTTATTATTTTTATTTGCCATTCGCAATCTGAATTTAAAATATCTTCCTTTATAAGTTGTTGAAGCATTTAAGGCATAGAAAGTTGTAGCATCTCCTAAACTAGAGGTAGAACTAGCAACTTGTAAACTTTGAATAGCATTAGTTGGATCGTTACCATCAAAAGGTGCTGGTGCATCATCAAAATTTGTGTAGCCTCGTCCTGAATCAAATAAATCGTATGGGTCTTCAATTTGGTCAATGGTTAAGTTTTTTGTAAATGAAACATCATAAATACCACTTAATGATAAAGAGGAGTTTAAAGTATAAAAACCCTCGTTGTCAATATTGGCTGTATAATAAGTTGGATTAGATGTTACATCAGTTCCACCTAAATCAAAATCTCCACTAGGACTATCAAAATTTCCAACAGTAGAATCAAAGTCAGTAATAGTATCAAGTACAATAGAATTAGTGCCAGATGAATCTGTTAAAGCAACATCACCATCATAAGTACCTAAAGTTAAATCTTCTGTTAAAGTAGAAACATTTTTATATGCTTGTAGTGAAGATATATTGGAATAAATTATTGTTTCATTATTTGATTCGTTTCCTAATTTATCAACTGCTTTAATTAAAAATGCACCTGTTTTAGCATTAGTTGTTTTTGTTGTTCCAGAAGAACGAGGAACTTGAAGCCAATTATTACTTTTATTCCATTGAGCACCTGTCGTAACATTTTGGTATCGTATTTCATAAAAGGCAACATCTAAATCACTTACTGCATCCCAATTTAATTGCATTTGATTTGAGCCTTGCATATTAATTGAAAAATTTTCTACATCATTTGGTGGCTCAGTTGCACCAACAATTAATCTTGATGAAGATGTATATGTTGAACTAACTCCTAAAGAATTAATAGCTTTAACTCTTACATTGTAAGTTTTGTTATCTATAACATTCAGCATTTCATAATTTAATTGAGTACCTTTGCTAATAATTTTATAACTTGATTCTGTACTTAGTTTTGCTTCAACTTGATAATATTGAACAAATTTATCTGTACTTGCACCAACAACAATATTTAATCTTGTTAAAACTGTTCCCTCGTTATACTCAATTAATTCATCTGTTAAAGTAACACTCGCTGGTGCAACAACACTATAAGGATTAGGCAAAGTTGTATCAGGTATAGTTGCAACTGCTGTTTGTGTTCCAAAAGTATAATATGAATCTTGGTGTTCTGTTAATTGTAAAGAAACTGAACTATCAGGATTTAAAGTTACAGATAAAACACGAAATGGTTTTGCACTAAAACTTGGTGTAGCATGAGTAACATTAACTATATCTCCAACAGCTAATTCCATAGCATTTGCATCTGCTGTTAAACTAACATCTAAACTAGACCTTGATCTTCTTAAAATAATTTCAGCCATTTCTTGTGCTTGATATGGACTTGTTATACTTGGAAAATCAAATCTACCTTCTAATAAAATTCCACCATCAGCAGTTTTCATTGTTGAATGTTGGTCAGCACTTGTTAAAGCGGAGTCATCTACAGGTGGAAATTGTGCTTCATCTACTTGATAATTTTTATTTGGATTAATAAAAGTAACAATAACTCTATTATATCGTTCATTTTTATTTTTAGAAGATACACCTATTCCACCAATAATATTATCTTCTGTTAAAGTTATAGAAGCAGAGCCACTTGTTTCTACTAAAACTTTATATTCTCCAGCAGTATAATTAAGATAACCTCTACATCCTGTTAAAAAATCTTTTACATTTTCAATACATTTTTTAGATGTATCAACAACAGCATGACTATCTATTAAATCAATTTGACTTGCGCCAGAATAAGGAGTTATATTTGCATCACAAACATCACCAGCAGTTTGCCAATCAGCAAAATTAGAATCAAAATAACTATTAGCAATACCCATACCAAAACGAGTATTTCGTAAATAATCTAATAATTGATAAACAGGATTATCTGAATATTCCCATGTTGAACTTGTATCTGCTCTATGAGAACCTGAACCACCTGTTAATGTTCCATCTAAGTTTGGATTATAAATTTTTTTACCTTTAACAACTGCATGAACACTTGGAATCCCACCAAAAGCATCTTGATTCCATTTAAACTTTAAAGCAAGATAAGCTACTCCTCTTAATCTGTGATTACTTGTCCAAGAACTTAAACTACCAACCAATGTGTCATAAGTTTGATTATCAGAGCCATAATGAGGTTTTACAGAAATTAAACTTGCACTATCTTTGTAATAATTTGAATCACTACTTGCTACTGTTCTTTCAGTATTGTCGGCTAAATCACCTGACCATGTAACTAAATTTTCGTTAATATAAATTTGTGAAATATCGTCTATTTCGCCCTCACATAAAGTAAATATCATATATAAATATTCATTATCTGTTCCAGATGTTTCTAAAAAAGAAATTATTCCCCCTACTTTTCTTGTTCCATACACAATAGGTATTTGACCATTAGCAGATGTTTTATTTACTAAAATTCCTTTTGCAATATTTTCAGCGGTTGTATCAAAATTAAATTCTGGCTCATCTGGTTTTCTTAACCAAGTAAGAGCAGTTGAAACAATAGAAATAAATGAAAGTATAGGCGAAAGCCACGGAACAAATTTTGCAACAACAGAGCCTACAGTACTTCCAAGAACTGCATCTTTTGCTTTATTAAACCAACTCCCCCATCCCATTATTTTCTACCCCATCTTAAATCTAAAACTGTTAATGCACTAAATTCAAAACCTTTATCACTTGCAAAATGTCTTTGCTGTGAAACATCTGAACTTCTACGACCAGATACTTTTTCAAAATTACCCCAATGTGAAGTTATTTCTAATCCTATTCCAGCAGTATTTGTATCATCTTCTATAGAATATTGATTTATAAAACCATCATATAATAAAAAAGGATCATCAATTAAAGCATTAGAACTATTTAAAAAACCTCTATAAATTTGAACAGTATCGTTAATAATATTTTCATTTAATGCTATGGAAATATAAGATTGATCAACACCTGATAAAGATAAATTTAAAGAATTTTTTATTGGCTCAGAACTTTCTTGAACATTACTAATTCCTAAAATATGACCAGAAGATGTATATGTTCTTGAACTACCAGATATACTAGAGGTTAAATCATAACCACAATCGGTTAAATATAAAGGTGTAGCAAAATTAAGATGTATTAAATGAACAGGTTGTATATTTCCTGTTGCTAATTCTGTTTTAACATCAGATGATAAACCCCTTGCCATTATATTGCCTCAATAACATCAAACTCATAACTAAATAAAAGATTACCAGAACTATCTATTGCTCCTGTATTAAATTCTTGAACATCAGATGTCATATGAACAGTAAAAGGAATAGAATCATAAGTAACAGCACCATTGTTAGCTAAAGCAGTTGTTAATGGTGGCTCTATTGTTACAGTACAAGCATTACTTGAACTCGTTGCATCAGCAACAACCATATAAACTTTACTATGAGAATTAAACTTTATAAAATCACCAGCTTTTAATCTTCCAGCACCATCACCAGCAAAACCATCAATAGCAATAGTTGTATCAGCAACAGCATGAACTCCATCAACTAAAAGTGAACCTGTTTCATTACCTAAAGCATTAAGATAACTTGGAAAGGTAACTGTGAAATTTTCTTTTTGTGATCTTTGTTTAATCATAAAAGCCATTGTTGGTGCAAAGTCGGCTCTTGTCATAGATGGATATTTAATTGTAAAAGACCATCTTTGACCTTGAACTTGTCGTCTAAATGTTTTGCCGCTATCAGTTTCACTTACTAAAGTTCTTTGATTGCTTTTAATATTGATAGCTGTAAAATCTGTATTAGGTAATGCTCCACTCATACTATTGCCTGTCTGCCTGTTTCATTTACAGCACTATTAATCATATTTACTATTGTTCCTCTACTGTTATTTAATAATTGATTAAAACCACTAGCATCAACTGTTGTAATATTAAAATTAACATTAACTCCTTGACTTAGTTCATGATTAGGAACTATTTTTCCACTTTGATTTGGTACAAACATTTCTTTTCCAGCTTCACCAACCATATATGGTTGACCAGCCTTAACCATACCACCTTGTTGTCTATAAGATGTTGCTTGAATTTGTGCTACCATAGCCATACCTTTTGCTAATGCTGTTCCAGCTAAAATAAAATTAAATGGTGGCGGATAACCACTATTCATTGCTTTTGATGCTGAACCTACAGCATTAATTATTGCTTCTGCGATTTGTAATCTTTTAAATGCTTCAAATGCAGTACGATTTAAACCACTTAATGCTCTTAAAGTATCTTTTGTATTAGCAAATATTTGATCTGATGCTTCTTCTTTTAATCTTACCTTTTTTTGTTCTACTGTTTCTATTGCTTTAAGTTCCTCAAGACTTAATCCAACTTGTTTATCTAACATTCGGTCTTGTTCAAAACCCATGTCAATAATAAAATTTTTATATTGTCGTAATCTTTTTTCTAATGAAGCCTCTTGTGCTTTTTCTATTGCATCATAATCACTTGCAGACATTCCAAATTGTTTATCTTCAAGTCTTGCTTGTTCAATAAACAAACTAACAAGAGCATTTTTATATTCTGTTAAAGTTTTAGTAGCATCTTTATTGGCTTCATTATTAGCATTTACTAATTTTACAGAATCTCGCATTTGTTGAATATAAAATCCATTTTCAATATTTAACTCTTTTGTTTTTTCAGCAATAAGAGCAATTAATATTTCTTGATTTTTATATTCTTGTGCAACTTTTGGTAATCCAGCCGCACCTTGTTTTTCATATTTTTCTAAATTTTTTTCTGATTGTGCAAGTTCTTCATTTAATTCTTTTATTGATTTGTTATCAAATTCAGTTGAAAGTTCTCCTTTAAATTCTTTAAATTTAGAAATTAAAAAACCCATTGCAGAAGCAAAGACCATAATACTTCCAAATATTATATTTTTCTTTGTCGCAAAGTTAAATAGTTTCATACCAGTAGTTAAACCAGCTAAAGCAGTTGTCATTCCATAAAATACAGTAGCTACTTTTAAAGCTATTAAAGTTCCCAATGCACCAGCAAATAAATCAACATTTTCTTTTACAAATATAATTGCATCACCTAGATTTTTAACTGCTATAGCTAAACCTTTGCCAATTTTTATAGCCATTTTATCTAAAGCATCAGATTGATTTGCTAAAAAATTATCTAAATCTTTAAATTGTTTTTTAAGTTCTGGAAAAAAACCAGCTTCTAATATTGTTCTTTTAAAATTAAAAATCTTATCGCCAATCATTGAGAGAGTTCCCTCAAATGTTTGTGCTAATTGATCTGTTGCTCCATCAAATTTACCACCAGAACCAAATACTCTTTCAAATGCTTCAACTGTTTCTTCTACTGATACTTTAGCACCAGCTTTAAAGCCAAGCATTGCTTTAACACCTCTATCTCTAAATAAATCAGCCGCACTAATACCAGCAGATAATGACCTTTGTATTTGTTCAGCAGTAGTTTTAAAATCAAGTCCTGTAACAGCCGCCACATTACCTGTAATTTTCATTATATTAGCTAATTCTTTTGAATCCTTACTAACAACAGCTAATACACCAGCACCTCGTTGAATTTCTGCTAAAGAAAAAGGAACTTTACCAGCAAATTTTGCCATTTCATCAAATGCTTTTGCTCCTTCTTCTGCTGTACCAAATAAGAATTTTAAACGAACTTGTAATCCTTCTATTTCTTTTCCTGTATTAACGATTGAACGAATTGCTAGACCAGCACCTAAACCGATAAAGGCATTACGAAGATTAAAGACTGATTTTTTTACACTATCAAGATTGCCACGAACACCCTTAAGAGCCTGTTTGGATTTATCCTTTGCAACTATGTCAATATTTACTTTTTTTGTAGCCATTATCTTCTTTTCATTTGAGCAATTCTATTTTGCCTTTCTTGTTCTTCTTTTTTAAGATCAAAATAAGCAATCCACATATTAAACTCACTAACCGACATTTGCAAGATTTCACTTGCTGTCTTATGTAAAGTTTCGGCTAAAGCAAAGATTGAATAAACCTCTGCATTATTTTTTATTTTTTTTTAAGTGTTTGGAAATCGTCTGTTGCCATAATTGCTGAAGCAACTTTTGCAATAACATCTGTATCAGCTTTTAATTTAAAAGGCATTTTATGTTCTAGTGTGAACATTTTATCGCCATCTTTAGTTAATGATTTTGTTATAATAACATCAATGAGAACATTGAGATCGCTGTCGTTAGCACCTTTAAATATTTTTGCCTTTTCAGACATATTAAATGGCTTACTATATATAGCTTTGTCGCCTGTTAGTCCCCATTCAGGAACTTCTATAATTTTTGTTTCAAGAGATTCAAAGTGTCCTTTGACTCCCTCAAAAAAGTCTATTTTTTCAGCCATTCAATTATACTGTTGTTCTACTTAGTACTCCTGTGCCTTGTGCTGTAAAAGATGATTTAATTGTATCATCTAATGTCACAGAATGAGATTCACCTGTCACTAAAGCAGTTCCTGTCCAATAATAATCGCCTGAATCTGCACCCTCTGGGTAAAGATTTAAAGCAACTGAACTACCTACTGTTAATGCTTGTTGTCCACTTGAATCTGTTTCGTCAAAATGACATTCAACACTTGCAGACCAACTTGTTCTACCAGCCAAATATTGTCTAGCTGTTGATCCTAAATTTGAATTCTCAATTACATCGCCTGTAGTGTCAAGTGAAAACCCTGAAACACTACCGACAGCATTTGAGCCTAGTTTAACTGTACCACTTTGTCCTGTATGGTTAGCCATATCTTACTCCTCTGTTTTTGGTTTTGGTTTAGTTTCTGGTTTCGGTTGAGGCATAGTTTTGCCTTTCACTTTCCACCCTTGCTTAACAAGATTTTCAACTTCATAAGAAAAAACTTCTCTTTCTGTACTATTATCTTTTGATACTATTACAACTCTGTTTATTCCCATAAATTACTTCCTTGTTATTCTTTAACTAACCTTTTTTACAAAGTTAGTCAAAATATATTTTACCAATTATGCTGTGCCTCTAACAAATTGATATAAAACTCTTACCACAATTCTAATACCACCATAAGGATAAATTTCCCCTTCGTCTGTACTAACTTCAACAATCTCAGTATTTAAAGCATTGCCATTTCTAGTTATATCAGCATCTAATGTTTCTTCTACAACCTCAATTAATTGGTTTCTTAATGTGTCAATATTGCTTGTTGTTCCTTTAACAAAACCAACTACAACAAAATCTATTGTTCCTTGCCTTTTTCCTGTTCCAACTGCTCCCATTGTACTAGGCTCTCTAGATTCATCACCACTTTGCACATAACAGGCTGGGAACTGAGCATTTGATAATTCTTCAGGATCAAATGGCTCTCTCGTTATCTTTTTTAATTCAATAGGACTAGAAACAGCATCTAGTTTTGTAATTATATCACCAGCAATATCTTCTCGTTCACTCATAATTTAATATTCCTTAAAAATATACTTCTTATCTTATCTTCATCCCTTCGTCCAATAGCAAAAAAAGGTCGTCTAGGCATTTTCCCAACACCCTCATCATGCACCCATGCTTTAATTTGCTCTGATTTTCTTCTAAAAAACAATGTAGATGTAGTTCTTTTTACTTTCCATGTTAAAGAATTAAACATATGACCATGTAAAGTTAAGTCAACAAATTTATTTTTTTTCTTTTTAAATTCATCTGATTGTTTGTATTCCTCAGAATATTGTTTAAAAGTTCCACCATCTGGTGTTTGTCCTTTTTGTGTTTTGGTTTGAATTTGATCTGCCGCATATGCAGAAACTTTATTTAATGCTTTAGTAATATCTTTTGGTATTGTTCGTTGTAACTTCTTTATATAATTAGAAACATCTATTGTATTGGCTTTAATCTTAACATCTGCAACCATTATCTAACAAGTCGTAAAGTATGTATAGCTTCTTTCTCACTATTAGAAACTGATCCACCACCATCTTCATCATATTCAACACCATCTTTTAAAACAGATTGAAACTCCTCATTATATCTATCTCTATAAAAATCTATTTGCACTTGAAAAGAATCTTTCCCATCTCCTGAATTTCCATCTTTCCATTTAGTTAGCTGGGGAAAAATGTACTCTGCTAATGCTCTATATACTACTGCTCTTTTCCATTGAGCATCTGTTAGTTTGGTATCTGTCATTTCAACAGATGTAACTTTTGTAATGTCTTTATATCGTACTGTATGTCTATATCGTTCCCACCATTCGGCTCTTATTTGTCGTAATACATCATCTTCTGCATATTGTAGTTGAGTACCAAAGTCAGTAATGCCATAACCTAATATATCAGGTTGTATGCCCTGAACATCACTATTAGCAACTCCGAATTGTGAGGTAGCCATTATTTTTTACCTTTTTTCTTTTTAGGTTTATCTTCTACTAAACTATATCCTCTATATTCCCAAACATCTTTATTTCTTTCCCAATCAACTTTTCTTCTTTTGATAATTTTTTTACCATTAGTTAATTCAATTTTATCGTCCATAATTCCACTCATTGTTATATTGTTATTTATTACCATAAAATCCTTTTGTTTAAGAGGGGGATTAACCCCCTCTAGTTAATTAATTGTTTACAGTAATGATGAATCCATCATTAACTCAACACCATAAGTATCGTTTAATTCAGCAACTCCATAAACTGCTGTAGCAACAATCTCATCTGCTCTTAGAGAAGCATCTCTTTGAGTTTCAATTTTTAAGTCTTGCATCATAGCAAGTCCTAAAGCATCTCTGTGGAATATTGCACCTTTATAATCACCAGTTGTACCAGTGTTATCAATGTTTGCAGATTCATAAACTGGAACACCAGCTACTGTACCTACATATCCAGAACGCATTGCTTCATTACCAATATCTGTAGTTGCACCTGATCCTGAACCAAAAGTATTAGATACTCCTGATTTCATATCATAAGCTATGTATGGATGTACCACACAAGCTAAATCTGATGATGGCACTGATAAGTTTCTTAATTCAGCTACTGCTTCAAATAGTTTTGCCGCAGAAAAAGCAACATCTGCTCCACCTACAATTTTACTAAATGAATCAAATAATGCTATTAAATCTACATCAATTTTTTTAGCGATTGCTTCACCAAATAATCTACCAATATCACTCGCAACATTTCTTGATGCACTATTTCTAGCCAGATCAGTTAATGTTGTCATAATTCCAATTTCAGAAGCAGTAATTGTTACTGAACTTGGGTTTACTGCAGTGTTAGATAAATCCGATGCCTCAGATACTGCCGCCGCACTTACAGCCGCATAAATAGGTACTTCTACCGATTTTCCGCCACCTGCAATAGTATAATTTTTGACTAATCCTCGCATAAGTGATTTCTCATTTGCTACGAACATTGCCTCTGCTATGATCTCTGTATATAGTTCCGAGATCGTTGAACTTGTCGTTTCGTTAGCCATTTGCTAATCTCCTTTTAGTTATTGGTTAAATTTATGACTGTGGGTTTACTATCCCTCTCCTTTTTATATTCAGCATATCGCTTCCTATCTTCTGGATTTGTCATATCTAAATCACCAATATTAAAGGCTTTGGCGGACACCCGAGCCACATTACCTTGACTTCCACTCCCTGAAGGAGTTGCACTTTGGAAGTGCGGGTTTTGTGTTAAAAACTCCTCAACATATTCATCTACACTTAGGAGTTCTCCTTTTTTATTATAACGAGGTTGATTACCATTTTCAAGTATTTCTACCTTACCATCATCATTTAATTTTACATTTGATTTTAATAATGCAACTACTTGATTTGGTACATTAGCTTTGTGATTACTTGCACTTGATAATATACTATCATTTATTTTAATTTGTTCTAATTGTGTTTTTAAATTTGCTATCTCAGCATTAGATTTATCAGCCTGTTGTTTAATAATATCTTCGTATTCGCCTCTTTTTTTCTTTTCATCTAATTCAAATTGTTCTTTTTGTTTAATAGCAGTAACAGCAGATTCTAAATCCTTCGTGCCTAATTTTTTATAAATTTTATCTCGTTCTTGCCCTATTCTAGTTCTAATAGCATCTTGCATTTGTTGTTCGGTATAAGAATTTTCAACTACTATATTTTCTTCAGCTTTAGCTTCTTCTGCATTATTAGTTTCTGGTGCAGTTTCAACTGTATCCGTTTTTTGCTCGTCAGCCATAATTACTCCTTTTTTTTATTTATATAACAATATTTTTTAAAAAATACTAATTATTCTTCATCTTCTGCTTCTAACCAATCCCAATTACCCTCTTTTTGTGCTATTTCTGGAAGTCGTAAATGTAATGCTTCATCAAAACTTGCAAAATATAACATTTCATCATTATTTATTGATCTTCCTATTTCTCTAAATCTTTTATAATCTTTTATTGAAATTTCTTTTTTATCTAAAATAATTTCAGCTTCACTTAATCTTTCACTCATTTCATCACCTCATTTTCTAAAAATTCTATAAATCTTGGATCAACTAAATCTTTTTTACCCATATGATAAAGACTAAAGTTTTCAGCAAACCACTCTTTAGTATTTTTAGCAGAATATCTACTTGCACTTGATTTACTAATTGTTGGTATAAATTTATTTAAAGCATTTTCAACAGGCACTTTATGTTCATATCCTCCAACATAATTTAATTTTCTCCATTCAACATTTTTCATTTGATGAACTTGGTGTCCAAATTCGTGATATAAAATTGATCTCATTTTATCAAAATCATTATCTTCATAGTAAAAAGCATTATAAGGTCTTTTCCAACTAGCTTTAATTATTTTAATTCTTTCGGCAGATTGATATTTTCCATATTTTATAATTTCATTAGAAACATCATCCCCAAGTTTAAATGTTTTTGCTAAACTAACTTCCTTGATATCTGAAAATACTTGTATTTTTTCACTAGGATTTTTTTTATTAAAATATTTATAATTAATATTTAAATTTCCATCTCCCATTGACATTATTGAACTTTGTCTAGCATTAATATTTATTGATCTTAATTTTGGAACATTATATTTTATTGCTAAATCATCTAACTCTTGCATAATTACTAATAGTTTTGTTGCAATTTCATCATCTAATTTATCCATACCAATAATCTTGCCTATATTTGTTGTTTGAAACCTTGAAACAGGTCTATTTCTAATATCATCATATGGATATCGTTTATCTTTTGCATTTTTAGTTACTTGTTTTGTAAGTTCAGTTGCTACAACTGATTTTGGAAGTATTGTAATATCTTTTTCCTTAATAGGATTATTTAATGAAGATATGTTTTTTTTAGTTTTTTTCTTAGGTTTTTCTTCTTGTTTCTTTTCTTCTTTTTCTAACCAATCTGGATCAACAGGATTCCAAGTATGTCGGCAACGATAACCACCTCTAACAACAAATGGATCACCACTTGATTTGCCTGTCCAACTACCAGACCAAATACTTCTAATTTCTTCTTCTGAATATACTCGTCCTATATGTCTTTGACAAAAATCTCTTGTTGTTGTTATGGCTGTACCAGCATATTTAAAATGTGTTAGTCCAGCAGAACTAGCTTTAGCCTTAACAAATTGAGCATCAAATTGCATGATAGAATCATGGGCTAATTGTCCAGCATGACTTGACATTGGTCGTCCAGCCGCATCTAATCCGCCTGTTAATTTTCCTGATATATCTTTTACCATATCCTCAAAAGACCTACCCCCAATAACATTCTGATAAACATTAGTATTAATTTCAGTTAAATAAGTATTAGCCACTTCTTCAAAACCCTGAAATGTTTGTGTTTTTAATGCACTAATTGTATCTAAATCTACCTTTGTTAAGTTCTTAAATTTATCTGGTATGTCTAATTTGCCAAATTCTTTCATAAAACCACCTACTACTTGATCATATTCCCTAATAAGAGAGTCAGATTCGGCTAGGAAGATGCTTTGGAATTGTTTTTTAAAGTCGTTTCGTAGTTTAATAGTGATTGCTGTTTTTTGTCGTAATAGTTCAGGACTAAATGGCTGGGTAGATAAAAGTTTTTTATGCTCTGCAATATCGGATATTATTTGTGCTTCTAAATCTTCTAATGTTTTCTTAATCTGAGTTTCATGATTAAGAGTTAGTTTGTCTAATATAGATTGTCTTGACATTCATTTTATTCTTCGGCTGTTTCAACACCTTCAATAGCTGGTGTAGAGAATTGTCCTATAGCCACAGTAGAATTATCTATTTCATCATTAATGGTACTAATAGTTTCATCTTCTTCTATAACTGACCTTGCAATTTGTTTATCAACCTCTTTCATAAATGTTTCTGATTTAATTCCACTTGCTTTTGCTGTTTGTAAGAATTGTAAGTCAGCCGCATAATCTCTTAAATCAAAAGTATCTGGATAATTAATTTCACCATCAAATACTTTATTTTGCCACCTAGAAAATAAAGACCATATTCTTTCTTCTGTATTTTCTAATAAATCAGCTTTTTCAGATAGCCTCGCATTTAATAATTGGAACTCTGTTTGTAAAGCTATACCACTATTAACTGTTTTTTCTGTTCCTCTTACACTTCCCATATGTGTAATCCTGTTAATAGCATCTACTTTCATTTGAATTGTTTTCATTATGCTCTCTAATGATTGAGAACTAGGTTGAATAATATAAGGTTTTAAGTTTGCATCCATATCTTCAGGCATTTCAATAATGCTACCAGCACCAGCACTCGCTTGAACATTAGGTGTTTTAACTAAATTAGGATGATTAGATAATCTTATTAATTGTTCAATCTCAGAATAATCATTGTAAATAGATTGTTGTAATTCTGCAACATCTGACAAATCAGAAATACCAATAGCTTTTCTTTGTGATTTTTGATTGTATAAAATAACTGCTGGTATTTCTCCTAAAGCATTTGGTTGTTCATCTAATAATTTTGGTTTAGCATTGGTGTAATCTTTCATGTAATCGTCAACATGATAAGTGCAAATATCTTCAGGACTCCAAACTTTTAATATGGCTCTCTCAGGATTAATATCCTCTATAATAATTAATGATGTTAAATAATATTTACCATTAGCTAATCTTTCAAACTTCCAATTCGTCACATTCTCTGGAGAATAGATAGATATATAAGGTCGTATATCCTGTTGTAATTCTTCGGCTCTTGTTTTGGTAATAACATTTGGTTTATCTATAATTCCCCAACAATGACCATAAATAGAAGCCTGAGTTTGCATTTCTTTAATTACATTCTGGAAAGACCTACCATCTAAATCACTATCTTTGAGAAATGACTCTAATTGTGGATCACCACTCATAGAGCCATAATCTCTCGTGGGAGGAACACGAAATAAAAAACTTGAATAAATTTGTACTACATTTCGGCAATGATTATCTAAGGGTGTAAAGTCTAATCTTTTTAAATATTCTTCATCTGTTTCTAGTATGTATCTATTTAAAAAATTACCAAGAGAAAAATCATCACCACCAAGATAAGAACGATAATGGAAATTCCAATTATGAAGGCTATCCTTATAGTCTTGATGTTTTGAAATTAAATATTCTCTGTCGTACTCTGCCATTAACTCCACCTAGTAGGTTTGCTTGGTTTAAACTCTCTACGAAGGGGAAACATATATTCTACCATATAACCTAAAGCATCATTCATATGATCATGACCGCTATCTTTATCTGGTACATGAGTTCCCTCTTTGTACACTTGTCTTTCTAAACTTTTAATTACATTTTTACAAGATTTTATAATGAAAAGGCTTGACACTCCATTCGTATTTTTCAATTTAGAATTTACTGCATTAATTCTATCTCTTACTAAAGGATGTGTTGATCTTGCTCTCACTTCAAACCCAGCATTTCGTAACAAAGCTAAATCAGTAAAACCACCAGCAGATGTTTTTCTTTGTCTTGCGGCTGGATCAGGATAAACAACTATATTAAATTTATTGTATCTTCTTTTAATTTCATCAATCATTTCACTTGTATTAGAACTCCATATTTGTATTTCATCAAAAATTATTAAATCATTATCCCTTTTCTGTGCTAAAACACATACCATAGGATCAATATTAAAGTCCATACCAATATGAATTGTAGCATTAACGACTTCATGGTTATCTATAATATGCAAATTTCTATCAAAATTATAATAAATAACTCCTGAATAATTTACAAATGTTGCCAAATATTCTTGTTGGAAAGTTCTTTCGTCTAGGTCGTCTTTAGCCTGTTCTATTTCTTCTTCTGTTACTTGACCTCCATCTAATGTCGTAAATTTAAAGCCTTGCCATTCTTTGTTTTGTTTAGTGTATAAATCGTAAGCCCAATTATAGCCTTTAGGTGTTCCTGTAAATAAAGCATGACCTTCTTTTCCTTTATCAGATAAAGTTGGTCGTATAACTTCAAACCAAGCCTGAGGTTTAATGTCCTGAAATTCGTCTATACAGATAAAGTTTAAACCAACTCCTCTAAGAGATTGCTCATTATCAGCACCTTTAAGCTGGATAATAGAGTTGTTTTTAAGAATAATAGATAAATCTGCTTCATTAATTTTCTTAACCCACCTGTGATTAATCATTTGTTCTTTGAGCATAGTCCAGCAGATATTCTTACTTTGACGATAGCTTGGTGATATGTACCAAACCTTTTGATTAGGGAATCTAGCAAATTTAGCTAATTCTTGAATGGCAACAAATGTCTTACCAAACCTTCTACCAGCAAATAGTATTCTAAATCGTTTATTACAAAGTATTACTTGTCTTTGAGGATCAGATAATGGCACTATTCAATAGACCAAGCTAAAGGCTCATTATCTTCTGTTATTGGTGTTTCGGATTGGCCCAGCATTTGTTTGCCTAACCATATCTGCATGACCACATTACCCTTTTCTGCTGACTTCCATTGCAGTTGTCTAAGCCTTAACTTTTGTTCTGCTCTCCCTTTTGTTAAATATTCGGAATAACTTTTCCTAATAAGGCTTTCATCACAGCCAAAATAACCAGCTATTTCTATATTAGTACATCCATATTGTGCTAGTTTTTGTACCTGTTCTCCTTTGATGTCGTATTTTTTTGGTCGTGCCATAATATTCTCTTATAACCTAGAGTAAGGTTTTTTATTATTTTAAATATTTTTTAAGGAAATAGCAATAGAAATAGGCGGCTCTATTAAAGAGCCACCTTTATTAATTTTAATTTTTTAAAATTTTTGTAAACTAAAGTATATTTTGCTATGTTTTGAGGCAACGATATACCCCCATTATATCCTACAGCTTTTGCATAATCTAAATAAATTCTTGTTCTGTTTGTTATAGAATAATTAAAAACAGATTTTGCTTTATTTGATATAGGTAAAAATGTAATCCAAGTATCATCTCTAAAAATTTTATAATCCATTGCTTTTCTCTATTTCTTTTATTATTGCTGGACTATAAGAATAATAAAAAACATTTTTTGGAATTGGTTTGTAATTAAACTTATATATCCCCTTGTTTCTGTCTTTTATAATTTTTAAAAGAGCAAAAAATTTTTTCTTTATTTTCTTTTTGTCTTTTATTTGTTTCCAATTATTATTATGGACTTCAAAAAATTGTCCATTAGTTAAACAAACATATTTAGTATTCATTTTATTCTCCTTGTTAATCATATACATACTTTAATGTATTTATTGTGTAATAGTCAACAATTATCGTAATTATTTTTAGGTTAAATAATGACAGAAAACAGCCATTTAATGAATAGTAATGTCTTCTCTTATAATTTCTTCTACATTTATTAGGTGATTTTTGGATATATAATCATTAGCTTGTTGTTCTGTTTCAAATCCAGATACTTGAATAACAGCAGAATAACCACCCTGAACATCAGGTATGGTAAGAAAAAAACTTTTTAATTCAATTTTATCTTTATCATTCATACTTTGTTTATACACCACACATTCCTTCATCACAAACATCATTAAATAAATCTTGTTGGTCTTTATTAGGATCAAGTTCAGCTTCATCAATAGGAACTGCTGATTTGTGCAAATATACTAAATCAGTATTTTTCTTTGTGCCTTTTCTAATTTTTTTATCTAAAGCAACAACTTCATCCCATTCCTCTTTATTCTTTTTAATTTCTCTCCATTCATCATTACTATGATATGGACAAAATGTACAAGCCGATCTAGGAGGTTTGGGATAATTATTTTTTTCCATCCATTCTAAACAATGATGCCTACGCATTTGAAATTCTATTAAAGGATAAACATTCTGTATATATTTTAATCTATTTATTCTTGTTCTTATTATTTCATCAAGAGAAATACCCATTAACATCTCAACTTTTGTACCTTTTTTAACTCTTTCGCCTTTTTTATATCCAAGTAATTCCCTTACTTTTTTGTTTATTGGCAAAATTTTATAATCAGCAGTACATTGCCTACGAAGTAATCCTTTTTTACCTGTTTCAGCATTTTTAGTAAATAATGGTATAGACATAAATTTATATTTACCATCAACAGCATCAATAATATCTTGTTTTAAATTACCTTTAGAAACAATATGCAGAGGATAAGATAATTTTGATTTTAACCAATCTAAATGTTCATACACTTTTTTTGGCTCTGACATTGTATCTGAAAATATTGCACAATCCACCATTGGTACTTCGCCTTTTTCTATCATCAAAGCTAATGTAGTAGATTGAACTCCAGCACCTAAAGATAATATTCTTAAATTATTCATTTATTATGTCATTTGATAAACTAAAACCCATTTTTTCCATAGCTTCTTTTGTTATTTTTCCTTCTTTATATTTTTGCATAATATCATTATCAAAATCTTGTGGCAATCTACGACCTTTTTGCCAAAAAGATAAATTACGAAATGGATCACGAGGAACTATACCAAAGTTATCTTCTTTTGTTTGTTTTGTTATAAGTTCTTCTGTCCAGCCTTCGGCATTTAACCATGTACTAAAATGCGGAACAAATTGTTTATCTTCTACTGAATCACACTTTTCATTAAATTTGGCTATGAGGATTGTTGGCTCTACTTTGTTATGTATTTTTGTGTAGGCTTTTAATCCTTTTGCTTTCGTACCTCGTTTAATTTTGAGTTTATTCCATATCTCCTCAAAAGCATTATTTATTATTTTATTATTATTATTTCTATAACTATAGTTAGCATTGCTTTCGCTATGCGAAGGCATTGCGATTTTACTCCATCTCTTTTCAGCAGATTCAGTAGCTTTATTAGATTTTTCTTGTACCCAATTCCATTCTTCTAATTGTGCTGGACAATAATAACCGCTTTCATCCATCTTAAAAAATCTTTCTAAAATATATTTTGTAGATTCCAAATTTGGATTTTTAATTATTCTATTAATCCTGTCTATATCATTAGGTAAATGTGCTTCATGTTTCCATGCATAACACAAAAATCTAAAATATTTACCGATTTCATCATCAGTTAAATCAACACAATCGGCAATAAATTTATCTGGACTTATGCCGAACTTCCACATCTTCAATTTTGTCATTTTTTTTCTCCAATTCTTTCGTAGCTGAATCTATACAATCTTGGTGATAACCTTTCCACCAATTTCTCGTTTCTCGTACAATTTTCATGTAACGATCAGCTAATTCCACTATTTTATACTCCCCAGATTTCATTTCTTTGTTCTAATAGTTCAGCACTATTCCAAGTCCAATCATCTAATTTAGGCGGACAAAATGACTTTAAATCATCTGCTATATTACAGGCATTAAAAACATTAGCACATTGAAATAAATTCATTTCTATTTCCTTAATATATTTTTCGTCAGGAATATAATTAACAAACTCACATCTTTTCGGTGTACAAATTAACATCTTAACATTTACAGGCTTTTCAAAGTTTTCATCAAAAGCCTTTTTATATACAGCCATTTGAAGCATATCATCATGGACAGGCATAAATTTTTGTTTAGTTTTCAAATCCACAATTAATATTTCATCCTCTTTTTGAAAAACATAATCAGTAAATCCATAAAAAGGAACACCCATTATAGAGGTATCTATGCGGCCTTGAAATGATAAAAAACTATCTTTGTATGGTGATAACATGTCAAAACATTGCTCTACCATTGGTGCAATCATGTTGTATTGTTTATCGTCTGGATCTTCTTCAAGAAATGAGGTTGCTGATTTAAAATAGTTTATTGCTGTATCAAAACATTCACCAGCATTTGCCTTTTTCGTAAACATTTGATGTAATCCAAACTCAACAGCATTACCTCGTTCCATTGCATGATTTGTTGTTCGTGGGTAGCCATAAATATAAGTTAATAAGAATTGTGCTTGGCTACTTTTCCATTTTTTAATCTTACTTATACTAAATGGAAGTATTGACTTATCCAATCCTTTATCAAATTTAGTAAATATTTCTTTATCTATCATTTTTTATCTCCATTTTTATTTTGTTTAATTGTTGATCAAAGAAATTTCCTTGATCTTTGTTTTCTTCATGTTTCCAGAATACATTACACAATCTGAAAGGTTTTTCACTACTAAATCTAGGTGGAATAATCTTTTTTGTCTTTGTCAGTAAAGCTGATTCTAACTGCTCAACACTTAAAAACATTTTCTCATTTGTTTCTGTCAATGTAAGAATAGCACCACCCATTTGAATAGCTTTCTCAACTTCATAATCCTTAATACTCGCCTTGCCTTGCCATAATCTTGCAATGGTTCTTTCGTAGTATTTGCTAGTGTTTCGTTTGGTCATTTTTTTCTCCCAAAAAATCTCGCATAACTGCATTTAAAGTTTGTGCGGCACTTAAATTATCTATTCCGACCTTTGCCTGAACTTTAATTCGTGCTTTGTTATATAAGTCTTTATGTAGTTCCAATGTACTAAATCGTTTAATTGGATAGTTTCTTTTTTCCTTTGACATTTTCCATTCTCCTTTTCACTATTTTTTTTAGTGTTTCTTTTTGTAAATTAATAATAGAACTATCTTCATGACAAGTTCTAC